CGTGAGCTTGAAGACGCGCTGAACCCTTTGAGCATGATCAAAGAGGGTTACGGAAAGATCAAAGACTACTTTACAAGCAAGCAAGCGCCAGCAGGTAGCGTGACCAAAACTGAGAAATCAGTGACTGTGGCACCCCGCAAACGCGGCGGAAGAGCGTAAACTGAGTGGGGGGGGCTTCGGCTCCCCACTTTTAAAGGATAAATTATGAGTAATGGAATTGTTTCATCAGTTACCCGTGGCGGTGCATATGAGCCATTTGAATTACAAGTTTCTCGTAATCAAATTTTAGGTCACAGTACTGCGAATATATTTGCTTACGGAACTACGCCTGCAACAGCAGGAACATTTAGAACAGTTTGGGAAAACATGGCGACAACCGACTATGTGTTCCCTACATCTGCTACTACTATGACTTTAGTAAGTACGGTAAACACAGATACCGCTACTATTACGATTACTGGATTAGACGCAAGTTATAACCTTCTCACTGAAAATTTGGTTTTGAACGGAACTACAGGCGTAACAACAGTTAATTCTTATTTCCGTATTAATAACATTGCGGTATCAGTAGGTTCAGCAACTAACCCCAGTGGTGTTATTACGCTTGCTACTGGTGGAGTAACTTACGCACAAATCAACACACAAGTTGTAAATGGTGTAACTACAAGCATTGGTACATCCCAAATGGGTATTTACACTGTGCCNAGTGGCAATACTTTTTATGGCTANAGATATGGTGCATATTCATCATTTAATGGTAATACTGCCAACTACACGACATATAGAGCATTAACAAATTCTTCAAGTGGTGTGCAAAGAGTTATTGTTCAAACCCCTTACAACACTACATATGAAGTGCAAAGACATTTTCCATTTCCGTATGTTGCAGGAACAGATCTAAGATTCCAAGTTGCAAGTAGCGCGGCAACCGCGGCTGTCGTAAGTATCAATATTGGTGGTGTTTTAATTCAAAACAGCAACCCCTTAACTGGAACAGGAACTTAATCATGCCTAGTCATTCTAAAAAGCAACATGCGTTCATGGAAGCCATAGCGCATTCACCAAAATTCGCTAAAAAAGTGGATATCGAACCATCAGTGGGTAAGCATTTTGTAGAAGCCGATAAAAGGGCGCACAAGTTTAAGCGTGGTGGTACTACCTGTAAAATGTCGACCCATCATCACAACTCTAAATGTCCGGGGTTCTAGATGAAAGCGCCCAGTCTAGCTATTGGCCGGGGCGAAAAATTATCGGCTGACCGCGGTGCGGGCTTGACAGCAAAGGGTCGAGCAAAGTATAATTCGGCAATGGGTTCAAAGTTAAAAGCACCACAACCCGAAGGGGGTCCAAGGCGAGATTCATTTTGCGCCAGAATGGGGCCCACCGCTCGTAAAAGCGAAAAAGGCAGTCGTGCACGGGCCTCAATGAAACGATGGAATTGTCCCGGATGGTAAAGACATGAGTACTTCAGGAACAGTAGGGCAAACCGTTATCAGCGTTCAACAGCTCATTGACCACGGGGCTAGGCGCGCGGGTAAACTGGCAGAAGAGCTGACTGACGAGCAAGTCAATTCGGCGCGGGATAGCCTGTACTACGTCCTCTCTAACTTGGCCAATATTGGTATCAACTATTGGGCGATCAGCAAGACCATGATTGGTTTAAATGCTGACCAGTATATATACTCCCTTCCGGTCGGGTCAGTCGATGTTCTCAACGCTCTTTACCGGACTTTGAACCGCCCAGTTGGTGGCGACGGGTCTTCTGCCGGCGGCAACGCGGCTTTGGCGTTCGACGGGGATGTCACAACCTACACTCAGCAATCAGCGGCCAACGGCAACATATCGGTTAACTACGGAACCGGCAATCCGGTCTACGCCGGATCGATCGGAATCCTCCCGTATGTTTCGGCCGGGGGTAGCGCCTCTTGGAATTTGATTCTAGAATATTCAGCGGATGGTTCCACGTGGAACACACTCTACAACATAGGGACGGTGACGGTCACCGACATGCAGTGGCTTTGGTATGACATCGACCCGGGGCAGAATTGTGTTGGATACCGCGTCCGGGCCACGGGAGGTACCACCCTTGCGCTTCGTGAATTCTTCGTGGGCAATAATAGCACCGAAATCACGATGGCTCGTCTGAACCGCGACGACTATACCAATTTACCCAACAAGAATTTTACCGCAAACCAACCCTATCAATTCTGGTTCGACCGGACCATCCCACAGCCGACGATGTATTTGTGGCCCACGCCGTCGAATCCATTTGTTCAAATGACTGTGTGGTATAATCGCCAGATCCAAGACGTTGGAGCGCTCTCGGGAAGTATCGAGATACCCCAAAGGTGGTATTTAGCTATCCAATGCTTGCTTGCTCACCAAATGGCGCAAGAACTACCGGGGGTGGATATAGCACGGATACAATACCTAGAAGCTCAAGCCGAGAAGTACCTGAACGTGGCAGAACAAGAAGAACGGGACAAGTCACCAATTTATTGGGCACCCAATATTTCAGTGTACACTAAATAAGATGCCAAGATTTCTAGACACCATTGGAAATGCGGATATCGCGATTGCGATTTGCGACCGGTGTCGTATGAAACGGGCGCATTCAGTAATGCGAAACGACCCGAATTTCCCGGGGCTCCGGGTGTGCGATCAGGGATGCGCGGATCAATTCGACCCTTATCGACTCCCGGCACGTAAAACCGAGCGGATTACGATTCGATTTCCGAGACCAGACGCGGATGTAGCGGCAACGCAAGACGCAATTGTCAACAGCTCGACTGGAGAGTTCTTGATTAGCACCGAAGGCAACAGCGCAATACCCGAGCAGACCGGTAACCTTGATAATTTGAGTCCATAACATGGCAAATGTACAAATCACCCAATTACCTGCCGCATCGACGCTAACGGGCACTGAAGCGGTGCCGATCGTTCAAAACGGCGTGACTGTTCAAACGACTACTGGAGCGATCACATCGAGCCCGGCGTTAACCTACACGTTCATTGTCTCCGGGTCTACTACGGGGCTTTCAAATGCTCGGTATTTGGCATCTGGCACCGGAGTAGGACTCACCGATGGGGGTGCGCAAGGACCCATCACCATATCGCTTAATGGCGCCAGTGGATCTCTTGAAGCTTCTGGCACCGGGATGATTGCCAAGACCAGTGGTACAACAGTAGTTCCTCGCACTATATCGATTAGTGGCAACGGTTTAGATATAGCAAACGGCAACGGGGTATCTGGTAATCCCACGATATCCCTCAACGGCATCGTAGCCTCGCTAGCCGGCGTTAGTGGAACAGGTATTCTTTCCACCACTGGTAGTTCGATTTCGACGTTCACAATGGCGGGGACTACTAGCCAAATCACCATTGCTAACCCCAATGGAGTGGGTACCCCTACTTTTGCTCTAGCTAGTAATCCGATTTTGCCGGGTAATCAGTCAGTGACCATTCCCGCGGGCACGACAGCTCAGCAAGGTACTGGACAAAACGGGATGATGCGGTTCAATACGGACAACACAGTATTCGAAGGGTACTCCGGAGGTACTTGGAGGACGTTCTCGCTATCCGGCGGGGTTGTCACATTCAGCGCGGGCACGACGGGGCTCTCGCCCTCTACGCCGACCAACGGTAACATCGTTTTGAGTGGAACTTTAAACGCGGCTAATGGTGGAACTGGCGCATCGACTTTGACTGGTTATGTCTACGGCAATGGAACCGGGGTCATGACGGCATCGACTACAGTTCCGACCACGTCTTTGAGCGGCACCGTGTCCAATGCTCAACTAGCCAACAGCTCAATTACTATTAATGGAAACACAGTTAGTCTCGGTGGATCGACTACGGTCACTGCCGTAACTACTAGTGCATTGACTATTGGTACAGGATTATCCGGCACAAGCTTCAATGGTTCGACACCAGTAACCATTGCCATAGATTCTACTGTAGCCACTTTGACTGGTACACAGACACTAACCAACAAAACGATTAGCGGAGCATCTAACACAATAAGTAATATTGGCAACAGTTCGCTGACCAATAGTTCGGTAACGATCGGTACCACCACTTTCGCGTTGGGCGCTACCTCGCTTACTTTGGGCGGGTTAACAACAGTCACGGTTACTCAAGACCCGACGCAAGCGTTGCAGTTGACCACAAAGCAGTATGTAGATGCGGCCATTTCCAATGTTAATTACCACGCCGCTTGTAGCTACGCAACCACTGCCGATCTGGGTACGGTAACTTACAACAATGGATCGTCTGGTGTAGGTGCAACAATTACTAATGCTGGAACACAAGCCGCACTGGTCATAGACGGACATACATTTACTGCAACTGACGCTGTCAATGCTGTTCGTATTTTGGTTAAAAACGAGTCCAATGGTGCTTACAACGGCATCTACACGCTGACCAACCAAGGCTCTGTAATAACTAATTGGGTGTTGACTCGCGCTACAGACTACGACCAAACAGGGGCAGGGGTCAATGAGATAGCGCCCGGAGACACCACGTTCATAACTAGCGGGACTATTAATACAAATACACAATGGGTACAAACAACGACCTTTCCAATTACGATTGGAACAACAACAATTAACTTTGTACAAATTGGTGGTCCGGGAGCCTACACTGCAGGGACTGGTCTCACATTGACCGGGACGCAGTTCAGCTTAACATCCCCCGTATAGCATCTTTGGGCGGTACTGGTGTGACTACATTGTCTGGTTTGGCCTACGGCAATGGGACTAGCGCATTCACAGCGGCCACTGCGGCTCAAGTGGTATCTGTTATTGGCTCTACTGCGGTAACAAATGCAACTAATGCCACTAACGTAGCTTTAAGCGCAGGCTCAGGCGCAACGAATTATCTTCACTTTAGTTCAAGTGCAACAGGCAATCAACCTGTTAACACTAACACGTCTTTGACTTACAATTACACGAATAACGCCATTACAAGTGGCATCAACGGAGGTACATTCTAATGGCCGCATCTGGTTACACACCAATCATACTATTCAACAGTACAACCACTGGTAACACTCCAACGACTAGCAATCTAGCGGTTGGTGAATTGGCTATCAATGTAACTGATGGAAAATTGTTCTTCAACCAATCTGGAACTATTAAAGTTCTAGCAAACTCAACCTACGCAACGAGCGTTAGCACCATTTCTTTTGGAACTACGGGTCTTACCCCAAGCACAGCTACTAATGGCGTGGTGACCGTGGCAGGAACATTGGCGGTTGCTAATGGTGGAACAGGAGTTACTACTTCCACAGGAACTGGTTCTGTGGTTTTAAGCACTTCTCCCTCGTTGGTGACACCAATCTTAGGTACACCTACAAGTGCAACCCTGACCAACGCAACAGGATTGCCTTTAACCACAGGCGTAACAGGAACGCTACCA